ATCTGCGCCGCGCAACCGACGACGAAATAAAGACCGGGAAGATGATGTCCTACGTCAATGGACGCATCTGGTACGCGCTTCCTGACGGGTTTTCGTTTCGAGCGACTGACATCGTTTATGGGGATGGAACGCGAGCCAGTGTTCTCAAGGAAACCGAGAACACCTTCCTTAATGAGGGCGGAGACTTCGCGGTTCCGTCGGATTCAGGAGGCATCACGGCAATGGCCGTCCCCGGCAATCCAGATACGTCGCTTGGGCAAGGGCCGCTTCTCGTCTTCACTCCGCGATACGTTTTCAGCATCCAAGCTCCAGTAGATCGTGATACTTGGAAGAACCTGAATTATCCGATTCAGGCTATCAGCTTGCTGACCAGTGGCGCGCTTGGCTCTAGGTCTGCCATCACGGTTAACGGAGACGTTTTCTACCGAGCTGTCGATGGAGTTCGCTCGTTCATCATCGCTCGTCGTTCGTTCAACGATTGGGGAAATACACCCATCAGCAACGAAATCCTAAACATCGCAGAGAACGATCAGACGAATTTGCTGTGGGCCAGTTCTGCGGTCGTGTTTGACAACCGTCTGCTGATGACAAGTCAGCCTCGGTACAACGCTCAGGGCGTCATTCACAAGGCGTTGATGGTTCTTGATTTCGATCTGATTACCTCGCTGAGGAAAAAATTTCCTCCTGCTTGGGCTGGAATCTGGACCGGATTGGATGTGTTGCAGATTCTCAAGACCGAGAACGCTTACGGAGACGCTTGTTTCGCAATCGCTCGCGGATCGGACAACACGATTCAGATTTGGGAGGTCAGCAAGACCAGCAAGTTCGATTCGAATCTATCCGATCCAAAGAAGGAGATTCAATGGCTGGTTCAGACTCGCGCCTACAATTTTGAACTTCCGTTTGGACTGAAGAAGCTCGATTCGGGCGACATTTTCATCGACTCGCTAGATGGCAACGTCGGATTCAACGTGGAGTATCGCCCCGACCAATACCCTAGCTGGCTTGAATGGGCGGAATGGAGCGAGTGCGCGATTACGACGCAGTGTGATAACCTTTGTCCGATAAGCAACTTTCAGCCTCAGTACAGGCCGAAGATGCGGTTGCCGACTCCTACGGATATCCCGTGTAATTCCACGATCAGCACTCCAACCAGGAATCTTTACGAGGTTCAGCTTAACATCTCGATTTCCGGTTACTGCCGCATCAAGAGCATTCGAGTTCACGCTTACGACGTTCAGGAATCTGCCGTTGGCGAGTGCAGGACGTTCCAGGGGTGCAAGATTCTTGAAGGTTGCGACATAAATCCACTTCTCTACTCATCGGAATAGTATGGCAAATCTAACGCTCATCACGCTCACAGCTCCAAGCCTTCCGTACAATTATTGTCCGTCCAACTACCAACAGTTGGCCAACGATATCATCGGCGGCACGCAAGCTACGTTTAATAGCGCGATTGGAAACTCGTTCTTCAACTTTGGCCCGACTGTTCCTGCGCTGAACAATCAGATTTATCCGTGGTTGGATGAGAATGGGAATTGGTGGGTGTTCAACGGCGGATATTGGGCGCGCCAAAATCCGGTTGCGGCTGGAAGTTCTGAGCGTCGTATTTTTGTTGGAACAAGCACTGATGTGCTGTCGTACGATGGCGGAGATGGAACGGTCTACTCTGGCAATCCTTACGCCGGTTCAATGTGGGAAATTGACACCGCATTCGAAGCTCGATTCCCGGTTGGAGCTGGCACGTTTGCGGCGAGTGGAGTTGTTAGCGTCAATGGAACGACCACCTCGACCGCTGTTGCTGGAGAAGATCAACACCTGCTGACGACGGCTGAAATGCCGACTCATACGCACAATGTTGCGATTAAAGTGTTCGGTCATGGCGGAGAAGACGGCGCTAGGGTAGCTGCGGACGGCGGAACATCATCTCCCACGCTTACAAACAACGTGACAGTTTTCCCAAGCTCAACGCTAGATCCAGATGTTGACGCTATTGCTGCGAATACAGGTGGAAATGCTGCCCACAACAATCTTCCGCCGTTTTACGGTGTTTACTTTATCAAGCGAACTGGCCGAGTCTATTACACCAAATGAAGCTAATCGTTCAGGACATTCGCTCCACAATCGCCCGTGTCATCGGAGTATGTGTCGATGATGCGCGCGTTTATGATTACATCAATCAGGCGTGTCGAAGGCTTCTACACAAAGGGTTGTGGGCTGGAGCGTACGGACGCTTCACGATCCACACCGTAGGTGGCTGCATCACTTGGCCGCGACAGATCGAAACCATCGAGGCTGTAGCTGACTGCTGCGGAGTCGGAACGGTTCGCAATCAATGGTTCGAGTTTCAGGAAACCGGATATGGACTTCTCAATGGCAATCAAGTGTGCGTTGGGAAGCAGCTTATTGATCGTGGTACTGTGGTTTCTTACCGCGACATGTCTGGCGGTACTAACAGCTATCTTCGAGTCTACCCTGGCGACGCTTCGGATGTCGGCAAAACCATCACGCTGCAAGGTGTTGATCAGAACGGTCAGTGGATTCGAACGCAGTCCGGTGGCGCGTGGATTGACGGAGAAAAGCTGACGCTCGCTTTGCCGTACGTTCAGTCTACCAAGAAATTTATCGAACTGACCGGCGTCATTCGTGAAGCCACGAACACGGTCAGCCGTTTGTACGAGTACGATGCGACGACCGCTCTGGAAACGGATCTGGCAGTTTACGACCCTGATGAAACTTTGCCGCAGTATCGTCGCAGTTACCTGACAGATCGTTGTAACAACGACGAGGATAAGCCGGTGACTGTGATGGCGAAGATGCGCCACATCAACGCGACGAGCGTCAATGACTACCTTATTCCTCCGTGCGCTGATGCCATCAAGCTGATGGTCATGGCCATTCGAAAGGAAGAGAACGATTTGATTCAGGAAGCAGTGGCCTACGAAGCCAAAGCTGTTCAAGCTGTGCAGGAGCAGACGATGCAGTATCTGGGCGACGCTGTCGCGACGATACGCATGGTCGGTGTAGGATTGAATGGCGGTGGATTCTCGCAATGGTTCTGAACCAAAAGGATAATTTATGGCAATAGGACTTGGAGCTGCAATTTTGGGTGGAGCGGGAATCTCCGCTGCCGGTAGTTTGCTCGGTGGGCTTTTCGGCGGACGCAAGCCAAAGGTGCCAGAATTGAAGCCGATTGATTTTGCTGGAGAACAGCAAAAGGCGATTCAGCAGAATATCGCATCGCTTGAGCCTGCAACCGAGTTGGCCACCAAGACGACCGCCGCTGAGCAGTCTCAGCTTGAGGCGCAGCTTCGTCGCGCGATTCCTGGCTATGACCAGTTGATTCAGCAGGCTGGCAAGAACATTGGGTCGGCCTTGCGAGGCGAAATCTCACCAGAGGTTTCTGCTCAGGTTCAACGCTCTGCCGCTGGACGAGCTTTGTCTGGAGGATTTGGCGGCGCATCTGGATTCGGTCGTGCGCTAACCGCTCGCGACTTGGGGTTGACTGGGATGCAGCTCCAGAATCAAGGTCTTGCTCAGGCTCAGAGTTTCATTCAGCAGCAGCGTGCGGTGGGTATGGCGCAACCGTTCTCGGTTAGCAGCATGTTCATTACACCGAGCCAAAGAATTGGATTCATGCAGCAGCAGCAACAGCTTCAGTATGGACGCGATTTGCAAGCCGCTCAGGCCGCTGCTTCCGCTTCTCCGATGCAGCAAGCGTTGCAGAGTGCTGTCACTGGATTTGGTGGTCAGGTTGGCGGCGCGCTGTCGCAATATGGAATTTCGAGTGCGTTGATGTCTCAACTGCCAGGGGGATATCGACCGCCATCGTCTTACAATCCCCAGAACGATCCTGAGATTTATTCTTTTCCTAGAACAAATACCTCTGAAATAGGGCCGCAATCTACCAGCCTATTCCCTGAATACAGCTCGTCCAATTTCGGACTCTAAATCTTATGGCCGACGAAACCCTTCAAGCATTTCAGCTAGGCGCAAGCCTCTACGACCGCGCGCAGACGCAAAAGCGGATGATGGAGCAGTTGCAGATGCAGACGGCTGAGTCTTTGCTTCAGCAGCAGGGCTTGCAGCTTCAGAACAAGATTCGAGACATGACTCTTGCTGATGCGATTGGCGAACAAAAAGCTCAGGTTGATGAGTTCAACGCATTTTCAGAACTCAGCAAGCAGGTCGGAGATTACCTTGATAACCCTAGCGCAAAAGCGAAGTTTCCAGTCATCCCCGCCTTTAAGTCTAAACAATACCGACTTGAGGCGGACAAGATGCTCAACAATCTGGAGAAGTATTCTGCCAGGGCTGAACTCCTGAAAGCCAGAGACAGGGCAGAAGCTACCTCCAACACGCTGAGGGCATCGACGATAAACAAAGCAATCGATGCCGGAGCGTGGATAGGCTTCAATCAAGACGGAAGTCCTAACATCGACGTTCCGAAAATGAACGCCTATTATGAAAAATTAGGAACTTCAAAGATTAGTCAAACTGAAGCTAAAACCACCTCTCTTCTTGGAAACATCGAGATTAAAAAGGCTGACTTGCAGAGGCTTATTTCTCAGGGTGCGTCCAAAGATGCAATCGACAGTGCTAGGCTCGCATTAGACAAGTCGATTAAAGAAGGAAAGTTGGAGCTTGATCGTGAAGAGCTTGATCTGAAGAAGACAACTCAAGAAGCCAAGACTGGTCTTGAGCGGGAGAAGTTTGATTTCTTAAAAGGACTTCAACTAGAAAAACTTGCGCTTGAAAAAGTGAGGGTCGATCAGCTTGGCAAAAGAGCTGATGCTTATGTTCAAAAAATTCTTCAACCTGTAAAGAATGGAGAAGTCAAGCTCAACGCCGTAGATGACAGGCTTGTCAAAAAAGCCGCCGATGACATTGCCAACAAACAGGGCATTTCCGACGCAATTGGATATGAGATTGGGGTTCTCGATGATCCTTCAATTGACGAATATGTAAAACGAGCTTCCGCACAAAACATCCTTAAAATTCTAAACAGCGCAGAAGGCAAAGATGCCGTTGGCGTCGAAGAGTCGAAACGTCTTGGGCAGTTCCTTGAATTTCAATTGAATCCAGTCAAGGGGCTTGCAACTGGTAGGTTATTCGGAACTGATCTTCCAAGATTTGTTGAGCAAATTTCGATCAAGAAAGAAGAGCTTGATACCCGTGTTAATGAGGGCATGAACAGGGTAAACAGCATTTACAGAAAATACGGAAAAGACATTCCTGCTGGAACATCTCAAATGCCTTCGAGAAGCGCGATGATTACGGCTCCTGCTACTCAGGCGATGAGTTCGACAAACTCTCCAGCAATGTCTGGAACGAATTCGATGTCAGAAATATCATTTGAATCAACGGCTGAAGCTAGGGCAAAAGGAAAGAAAACTGGTGACTTTGTAATTATCAAGGGCGTTAAGGGGAATCTAAAATAATTTTATGGACGAATACGTTTTGCAGGGCGATGGCCAACAAGGTCAGATGGATGCCGGTCAGCCGTTGAGCGCTGTTGATGTTACTTTTAGTGAACCCGCTCAAAATCAGCAACAGCCGCAACCAGTCGCACAAGAGGATGCTTTTGCTGGGTTTACTCCGAGCGAACCCATAACTAATGAATCAGACCCATTTGCTGGGTTTACTCCAGTCGAAGCTCCAATGGGTTCTATGGAGGCTGTCAATCAAGCTGCCGCACAAGCTCCACTTGTTGGTCGTGACACATTTAGACCAAGAAGTCTTTTGGTTGAGCAGGCAGATTTGAGGCTTGGCCGTGAAAGCGCCAAGAAATTTCAAGCCTTTGAAGCAAGTGGGGGTAACCCTGAGGTTCCAATCGAATTCTCACCTAAAGAGCAAAAGCTCTTAAACGAGTATCGGTTCAATCAGGCTCGACGCGGAGTTGGAATGGCTGCTGGTTTGGCCGCTGGAATTGGGCTTTCTCAAATTCCAGGTGGTCAAACGGTTGGTGGGGAAATGATTGCTGGCGTTGGAAGCGAGCTTCTTCGCCAGACGATAGCTCCAGAACCGTATGATATCCAAGAAGCCGCCGCTCAGGGAATTCCTCTTCTTAGTCTTTCAAAACGTGGAACTGGTGGATTTCGAAGTCCTTTGCAGTTTTTGACCACTGCCGAAACCGGAGTAACTCAGCAATCTTCAAGGCTGAAGCAAATTCTTAAAGAAGGTGCTGCTGGCGGCATGACTGGTGCAGCTCAAGGTTTTGCCTCAACACTTGGAGATGAATCTGGAAAAACTGAAGAGATTATTAAACAGGGCGCGTTGAGTGGTCTTTTCCTTCCTACATTTTCAGGAGGACTAAGAGGTCTTGGCGCGCTTTCCAGAAGTGGTGGAAGCCTGAAAAGGTTTGCCGG